TATAAGCACCACTATCCCATTTAATTACTTCTCTTGCACTGTCGCTATCAGGTGCAATTACAAAATACGCAGGTGCTGCTACACCTGGGTCATCTGTTAAATTCATTGTTGTACCACCACTAGCTAATTGTGCAGCTAAGGTAGTTTCAAAAGCGTTTACTATGTTAGTTTCTGTTAATGCCATATTTCTCCATTATACACATAATTTTTATCCTGCGAACCTCATTACAGCATATTCTCCTACGCCAAATATGTTAGCAGAAGTAACAGGGGCAAATGCACCTTGTCGTGTACCTCTGACAGTTAGTATAGCATATTGTGTAACGCTGCCAATGTTTGGATTATTTTGTACAGGATAACTTATTCGTTCCACTACTCCTCGTATGACCTCTGATGGGTCAAACAATTCAAGTGTCACAGCAGAACCCTCTTTAGTTTTTAATTGTTGGTAAATAGTTTCACCTAAATTCTTAACCCTAATAGGTTTTCTATAAGGTCGTTCTACTCTGTCACTTAAATTTACTGGTATCTGTACTACTACAAGTTCAGGTCTTGCTAATGCACGAAACTGTATTGAATTTAATTTAGGACTTGTACTACCATCTGCAGATTTTAAAACTATTTTACCTATGATAAATCTATCAACTAAATTTAACTGGTTTTCTATACCACCTCTACCTGACCTATGTTCTAATACTAAATCCCAACTACTATCTGTATCTGAGTTTATTGCTTCAAACTGTGTACTTGCATATACTTCTACTTCATCTAAATTTTGCATAGTTTCTGTTTCTATTTCTACACCTACATACTGTTTACTTTCTGCAGTAAAGAAATCTGCAGGAGATGTTATAAGATAACCTTCACTCTCAAATGTAGAACTTTCTTGAAATACACCTGCACCTGCTACTACTGATATAAACTTACCATCTGCTTGTGTAATACCTGTAACTAATCCACTTGCACCCATTTCTAAATCTCTAGCAAATCCTGCAGTAGGTAAATAGTATCTCCATAGGTAACTTTCACTACCACTTTCTTTTATACCCATATAAATACTATCTCTTGATGCAAACATGTGTTTAGGTGTGGTATCTACACTATCTATAACCCATTCTTTTACTAACTGTCTGTTAGCTAATACATACAAGTCATCAGCTACAGTTAAGTCTGCACGATAAAATCTACCCACTTGTCTTGTTTTTTCTTTTGTACCAAAGAATACAATACCTTCAGCAGCAGCTATAGAATGTACTTCTTCAAAAGGTATATTGGTTTGACCTTTAAGTGTCATAGTTCCTGACACATCTTTTATAGAATATATATCACCATTTGTAGAGGCAGCTAAAACAACTGCACCTGCATCTACAACTTGTGACACATGGTGGCTATCCTCAAATGTAACGATTGCATCAGCTTCTGCTAAATCAGATGATGACCAAGTTTTATTAAATGGACTTACTGCCCATAAGTATTCCACAGTTCCATCATCTCCTGATATAAACAACTGACCTTTTGCAAACCATACACCTGTAAGTCCTGCGTTAGATGATTGGTCTGTTGAGTTTTCTGACCAAGTAGTTCCATTAAACTGTATTAGTTCTGATGCTGTAGTTCCATCAGCAGTAGTAAAATATACTTGGTCACCTACTGCTGCTGCACCTGTAAAGTTGTGATTGATTGTAAGTCCTGTAGATACTGCACTCCAGTTATCTCCATCATCTGTAGATTTGTATATTGTTGTACCATCAGTTACATACATATCTCCATTAGTAGTTTGTGCTAAATAGTTATTTGAACCACTTAAAGTTAATTTAGATACTGTTGTATATAACAAATGTATGTGATAAGAACTAACTGTATCACCATGGAAAACATCTATACCTTTGCTATCAAAAAATCTAGTTGTATCTTTAGGACTACCATTTGCCCTATGTGCTTTATCTAAACCTTCACCACCTTCAAAATTATTTCTTGAATATATACGACCTAAGTTAGATGTAAAGTCCTCTGCATTTTGTTTTACATTAACTTGTCCATCTGTAACATCAGAAGATTGTATTTGTAATTCTCTACCAGGTCCAATAGCTGCTCTGAACAACTGATTGTCTAATCTAAAATCATAACCTTTTCTTCTAGGGTTAGATACTTCTGCAGTGGTTGTAACTCTAGGCACTATTGTACCCCTGCGTTAACACCATTTATTTCTACAGCTTCAGGATATTTAGCTCTTAAATATTTTCTAGCTTGTGTAATAAGTAATTGTTGATACTGTAACAAAGAGTTTCTAATACTGTTAGCAGAACCAACAGGGAAGTTAGATACTGCTAATTGGTCTGTTATGTAATCTGCTGTAGCTGTAGGTATATCTCTACTTGACATCATTTGTGCAGCAACACCTGCCATAACAATAGGTTCATATTCATCTTCTAAACCAATAGTCGCAAGTGTGTCTGTTTCTGCAGTAGGTTCTACAAATTTCTTTTTAAATGTTACATAACAAGTATGACCTTGGTCAATGTTAAAAAACTGTAATGCGTTTACTTGATTAGGTCCTGTTGTGTAAGTTATTGTTCTCTCTGTTGCAGTGTCATCTACATAAGTAAATGGATTAGGTAGTTGTATCATTTGTACAGATACAGGATTAAATACAACACCTGTTTGGTCTGAACCTGCAGAAAAGTCTGTAAATTGTGATATTGCTTTTAATACAGATACTAAATAATTATTTGTTCCAGGACTATCGTATGTTCCTAGTAGTGTATATCCATTAGAACTTTGTACACTCTGTGTTTCTACTGCAAATAATGTTGGAAATAAATTATTAATTTGGTCAACAACTGCATCATAAACAACTTGCCTAGGAAATGGTGGTGCTATTTTAACTATTGCACCTTCACTATGTGCTGCTGCTGTAGTTCCTCTTACGCCTCTTACAACTGTAACTTTATCGTTAACAGTATCTAATTCTTTACATAACAAAAGTTCTCTTCCTATTTCTATAATAGAACCTGCTTCCATTACATCTTCTTCTTCTTGTGTCAATAATGTTCCATCAAATTGTAGTGTTGTGTCTGTGCTGTTTATACCATCTGATGCAGGTGCAATAGTTTGTAATAATGTATATGGTTGTAGGTCATCCATAGGTTCTAAATACTCCCTATAAATTCTATCTACTAATTCACCGATATTAGCACTCATTACGCTGCACCTTGTTCAACTAAATTTTTTGCAAAAATTGCTTGTCCAAACGCACCATAAGCAAACCATCCATCATTTGCTGTGTCATTAGGATTGACTATTGGAAATGAAGGTTCTAGTGGTTGGTCAGGAATACTCTCTATATCAAGATTTCTTCCCTCTTTAAGTATTAAGAGCATACTCATGTATATCTCCTAACTATGTCTAAAGTGTAATATTATACTTCTGTCTGCTGCTTCTGTTCCATCAGATGTAACTCTGATATATCCATTACTAGCAAAAGCCCAACCTGAAGGGTCAACTCTTACTACATCTCCTGCTGAAACTGTATAACTTACATCAGTTCCATCTGTTTCTTTAACATCTACCCATGTAGAGTTGTCTAATGAAAAATCAAATGTGATTGCAGAACCTGTCATAGCTGCAGGAAACTGAACACCACAAAGTAGCATTCCATCTGTTTTTACACCTAATGAATTACTTGCATCTTCTGAAACATCTATTAATGCTTGTTTACTAATCATACTTTCCTCACTATAGCAGAAGAAAAGGGTGGAGGTGGAGTTCCACCCTAATCTTCAATTTTAATTTATGATACTGCTTGAATTTTACAATGGTATGAAGGAGGACCAAATTCAAATCCCATCTCCATATAAATTGCTTTACCAATTCTAGCGTTTGCATCTTGGTCTAGGTCACGAACAAACACAGTACCATATCCTGGGATATTGGTGAATACTGGTTGTATGTAAGCTAGGTCTAAGATGAAAGCAGTGTTAGCTGGCATGATATCAGGGTCAATAACCATTAGTCCTATTGAACCAAATGGTGTAATGACTGTATCAATGTCAATTCCTGCAACATTTCTATCTCTAGGAATGATTGCACCTGCTATATCAACTGTTCCTTTAACAAGTTCATTGTTAAGGTCTAGTAATTGTTGTGGGCTAACACAAAGTACAGGTTGTTTCATTGGTGCATGGTTGTCATACATCCTCTTTAACGCACCTGCAATAGTTGCGAAACTGATGACTTGTGTTGAACCAGTTCCATCACCCACTGTGTCGTTGTAGTAGCAGTTACCACCTAATGCGTTTACTGCTGCAGAGTTTGAAGAGTTCTTGTTTAATGTAATCCATACATCAATACCATACATTTCTCTTGTTCCTGACCCAGGGGTGACATTAGCACCATCTGAGAAAGAACCATTGAATGCGAACCACTCAACTTCTCTTGCCACTTTTTCCATAGCTTTTTCAAGCTGTAATGCAAATTCATCATTTACTGGGTTACCACCAAATAATCCTAATTCGTTTGCTGCTGTAACAGTTCCATCGCCATCTGATTGATTAGCGATATCTGCTGACAAAGCAAAAGGATTTTGATTACCTGTGGATGCTAAAGCTGTGTAGGTCATTTGTACACCTTTATGGAAGATTTGTGTTACATAAGTATATGCAGCTCTATCTCTTCCAAGATATTCTGTAGGTGTGCTACCTTCTTGTCCTTTAGTTGGTTCTGAAGAAATGGTTGCATTATCTTCTACTTGGACTTGCCAAAATGTAGAGTTTAATACTTTACCACCATTCAAACCACCAACTGCTGACAATAAAGGTGTTCTTTGACCACCAACTTTAAACAACTCACCAGTAAAGTTATTAATGTTTTGTGCATAAATCGTATTGTTAGTTAACGAAATATTTGCCATTTTTTACTTCTCCTATAAGTTAATTGTCTAAATTGTTTGAAGAAGTTTAGAAAATCTATTTAGAGTTTTTCTTCGCTTCCTCTATAACAGATAACTTGGCAGCTATTGAATTTCGTACATTTCCTGATTTTTCTATTTCACGAACTTGCGATACTACATCTGTGTTGTATAAATCTACAACTGAATTTTGCTGTATATTGTTTAGTCTATCCTGACTTTGTTCTGTAGCTTGTACAGTATCTTGTAATCTGTCTTGATTCCCAAACTCAACCCCAAATTCTTCTGATGCGTATTGCTGTATTCCTTCAACAGTCATATCACCTTCGTACATCATCTCAACTGCTTTTCCAACACCTTTAGTAGTGTCAAGACCTGCTTTGTTAAAAACTTCTTGTCTTTCTTTACCTTCAAATTCTGCGATTTTCGCTTCGTAGAGATTAAGTTTTTCTCTCATCTCTTTCCAGTTCTTTTCGCCAGTGTCAGAGTTGTTTAGTTCTTCTGTCATTATTCTATTGTCCATTCTTTATACGATATTTTTACAAGTGGTGTATAAGTAACCACTGCTTTTTAGTCTTACACTACTGTTTTTATTTGACAGGTCTTGTCAGTAGGCATCAAGACCGATTACAAAATTGAAGTCATATTATCCTGCAGACTTACAAACGCAGCTTGATTTGATTATACCATATATTGTGGTTGTGCAAGTATATATACTAGATATTGTATTATGCTTCTTCTAGTCCTGTAACAGCACCTTGTTGTGTACGTACTGCACCAAGTATTGCAGAACTTTCAGTTTCTACTTGTTGTAATACATTTTGTAAACGTTGTAATTCTTGTGCAGCACCTAGTTGTGTAGCTTCTACATATTCTGTAGCTGTAATATCTTGTCTGCCTTGTCTAGCAGCAGCACCTTGTATTCCTCTAAGACTAAGTTGTGCTTGACCAAATCCTTTTCTAGCACCTTCCTGTGTTAATCCTTGCTGTACTAACGACTGTGCTACTAATTTATTTACACCAAATCCTGCAGATTCTGCTTCACCTATAACTTGTGATGCTCTAATGTTTCCTTCTAATATTTTTGTAGCTACATTAGGTGATACAAACATAGCAAATATAGATTCATCAGGTAAATCTACACCGAAGTTTTGTAGGTATGCTTCTTTTACTTGTGGAATATTATTAACAACACCTTCGTAACCTGCATCTAATCTCTGTCTAAATTCTAATGGAGATACATCACCACTAATTGCACCTACTATGTCATCTTCAAACTCATTAGGATTTAAGTTGTAGTTACGCAAACTAGCTTTCATATTGTCTATAGCAGCAACATATTCTTGTTCTGTCATTCTAAGAGTTCCATCTGTTCTCTTAATGCCAGGATATACTTCTGCCATAACAGGGTCTGCTCTCATCTCTGCTAAAGCTAAACGTTCATTACCTGATTCTGCATACTTATCTAAATACAATCTAATAAGTCTGTCATCTAAATAAGGAAATAAACCTTTAGCTTGTTCGTATGTAGATGCACCTGTTTGTGCAACTTCTTGTACTTGTTGTTGTTGTGCATATGTACCAAGTATGTCAGATAAAGTATCTGTATCTACGCCACCACCTTCACCACTTGGTGGTGATGTTAATGTAAAACCTTGACCTCTGTATATAGATTCTTGGTCAGCACTATTAACTAATATTGCTACACCATTTTCGTTGTATAAATAAAATGGTGTAAATTCTTCTTCTATATCCTCTGTAACTTCTTCTTCATCATCAGATTCTTCAGGTTCAGTTGTAACATCTACAGTATCACTACCTCTTACAAGTCCTTCAGTGTTTGCTACAGAACCAAACTGTTCTGATAATGCAGTGGCTTCTGCTATAGACCTAGACCCTGCTATCTTTGCTTCTGCAGCAGCTCTAGTTATAGGTCCAATAATTCCATCAGGAGTAACACCTAGTTCTCTTTGTAACGCTTTTATCTCTTCTGTAGTCATATCCATAATTAACCTACCAAACTTTGTCCTGTAAATACACCTGATACATCTTGTTTAAATACATTAGTCATATCCCCTAATACTTTATCTTGATATGTAGGGTCATTCTCATAAGTCTTTCTAATCTCTCCTGCAAACAATGTCATATCTCCACCAACCTTTTGTGATATAATGTCTACGTTTTTCTTATCTTGATTAGATAACGCAGCTTTACCAGTTATTGTTTGGAATGTTCTATACAATGGTGCAGACCATAATGCGTGTTGACTTCCTGCATAATTAGGAAACATTGTATCGTGTGCATTCTGCAACTGATTTATAATTGTTTCTCTGTTTGTAGTAACACCTTCACCTTGTGCAGCATCTGCTCTAAGAAGTGCAGCATACTTTTCTATAACACCATTACCTTCAAATGCTATTGCAGAATCTAAACCTAAATATTGTGTAACTAAATTTTTAGCATCTGCAACACCACTCTGTGTAGCATTTATTCTATCTGTGTATTTTGTGTATTCCTGGTTCATAGCACTTGCACCACCTGCCATAGCTAATCTGTATGGGTCAATAAGATAAGATATAGTCTGTGCTGCTTCTGCAGTAGTCAAGTTACCTTGTGCTATATCTGATGCAAGTTCTCTTACTAAATCATCTACACCTTCACCTGATATACCCATTTGTGTAATTTGTAATTTAAGTGCTGTGTAATTATCTTTTACTAACTTACCTGCTTTTGTTGGATTAGTATATACAAGCTCTATCCAGTTTCTTTGTTCAGGTGTATGGTCTTTAAACCATGTAAGGTTTTCTAGGTATGGTGATATATCCTCACCAGTAATAGCACCATATGCAAACAACTGCTGTACTTCATCATCTAAATACCAAGTCTTACCAAATATTGTTGCTTTCTTTTGTAAGTCATTCTCTACATTTTCTAGCAACCAATCTATATCTGTCTTAGGATTTTTAGGGTCAACAACTTTAAGGTCTGATAAATTAAACATAGGAAAAAATGCATAACCATAATTGTCTGCAAATGATTCAAATGTGTATTCTGTTGCTTGTGCTAATGCACCTTCTGCAAAACTTTCAGGTAAATCAATATCTACCACTAATGGCATAGTTGCACCACTAGATGCAGTGTAATTATATACAGCATAGTATTCACCATTTACGACTATTAATTCATCAGGTGTTTGTAGTAAGCTGCCTTCTTTAAATATTGCCATTATCTATCCCTATTATAAACATCATTAGCTAGTTGTAATGTCCTATTTGCTATTACATTAGCTTCAGGTCTATTGTTATAATATCCTGTTAATACTTTATCATAATCAATGTTGTTTTGCATTTGCTCTAATTTATAGTCGTTAGGTACTCTTGCACGATATATGTCATCTCTTATGTCCAAATCTTCGCTTGTGTCTATTAACGCATCTTCAAATACTTCACCCTCTGATTGTCTGCGTAGATTATCTAAAGTAAAACTCCATATTTTATCTGATAATAATTCTGATGGTGACCTATCTCCTGCACGTTGTAATGCTTCAATTATCTGTGGACCATAGTCTTGCCAAAATGTTTCTTCTACAATTTGTTTTTCCCACTCTTCACCATTAGCAAGTATTTCATTTCGTTTTGCTATAACATTTCTTAATTCAGGTATCTGTTGTCCTGCTGCAATTATAAGGTTAGATATTTCATACACTGCCCATAATGTAGCTGCAAACGCTGCTGCACCACCTAATGTCGCTGCACCTGCTGCTGCTGCAGCTTTCTGTGCTTGTGCAAAACCTTTAGCAATTAATGTTTCACCTATGTCTATTGTTTTCCAAGCTAGTCCTAGTGTCTTACCAGTCTTTGTTTTTGCAAAACTTCTAGCAATTTTACGTAGTGTCATGGGGTCAGGTTTAGAACCAACTGGTGTTCTATCAGGATTAAATGCACTACCTACAAAGTCAGCACCACCATCACCTATGTCTGTTCCTAAACTATAGTTTGCACGTATACGTGGTAAGTTATCATCTTCTACTATTGGAACAAATGTTTCTGCTGCTACATCATAATGTCGCACAACTTGACCATTGTTTGCACTGTCAATAACTTGATTTCCTAATACATGAAATAATCCACCTCTATCTACTTGTGGATTTTGTAATGATTCAAGTATTACACCATTCATAAAATCTTGATGTGGTGCTACTAATGTTGCATCTCCTATAAATAAATCATCAGGTATGCGATTACCTTTAACAACAAAATTATCTTCTTCAAAAGGAAAAGGAACAAATTTTATTGGTTGTCCATGTCTTTTAAAAATTTCACCAACTCGTCTTGAATAAGTATCTTTATAAATATTTAAACTAAATGCACCAGTAGTTTTGTTATCTACTAAATCACTTAACAAATTAATTACATCATTTATGTTATTAGTTACACCTGCTCTAATATCTTCAAACACCATCTTTGTATAAAAAGGTTGTGGTGATACATCTGTGTTGCTAACTCTTGGTCGCCTTGGTTGGTTTCTAAATTCATCTAATGTAGTTTGTAATGCATCAGGTGTAGTTGCTTCTCTTAATACTTGGTAATCCTCAAAACCAAATGATACATTACCTCTACTACGATTTACAGTACCTGCATCACGACTATTTACTATACCCATTTGATAACCTATAGTTCCTGATGGATGTATTTTATCTAGCAGACCACCAGTCAAACTGTAATCTAAAGGCACATCATACTCTGTAAACATTAAAGCTAATGCATTAGATATTGCATGTGTAGGTTCTGTAGATGAAGTAGATAATACATTACGTAATCTTATATTTGTACCATCTCTTGACCTATCTAAACTGTATGTTGTATATTCTTTATGAAATACTAAATCACCTACATCATTTACTCTTTCTTGCACAGTACCTACTTCTATATAGTAAATACCATCACGACTACCAACAAAGTTTATATCTGAAGTTAAAAGTGTATTATTTTCTTTTTCTAATAGTGCTTGTAAGTTTCTAGTAAATATGTGTCTAGCTTCATCTGTAATAAATGACCTGTTATTGCTTTGTTCTAGTATAGGTGCTACTAATGCATCATCATCTACTAAGTATGTGCTTACGTGGTCAGAATCTACTACATGTAATCCAAAGTCATCATCCATAAGTTGTGGATTGTCTGCTAGTGTTTGTCTTAATTGACCATAAAATCCTTCATAATTACCTACATTTTCATTATATAATTGTCTGATACTTTCAAATGAGTAGCTTCTCAAACCTTCTTCTGTTTGTACTCTATTAGTAAACCTATCTCTTTCAGGTGTTTGTGCAGCTTCTTGTAATTGTTGTTGTGCATCTTCAAAATCATCTAAATATATTTTATTTCTTTCTTCTATATCAGTAATATCTGTTGCCAATGTAATATTAAATTTATTAAGTACTGATGGACTTATGTTGTCTAAAAAAGATTCAAATAATTTATATGAACTTTTACTAGATAATTCACCTGTATCTGATGTTTCTAAAAATATTTTTTCTTTATAATTTATAATATCTTTTTCTTGGTCAGATAATAAATCTACATCTAAACCTGTTATTTCTTCTAAATGTGTAGAGTTTAATATAGTTTCTGCTAAAAATTTAGGATTAGTTTCATTAGGTAATTTAGTAATAATATTACTTAACTCTGTTTTAGGTAATAAATATTTAGCTTCTGCTCTATTATCAGTTGATTCATAATATTCTAATAATTTTGAAGGATTAAAACCATATAATCCTGATATTCTAAATATTGCTTCATTAGCAGCTCGTATTTGATGAGGTCTAAGATTTTCATAATTTAATTGTGATAACGATACTAAAGCTCTGTGTCTTTCAGAATATTTTAAATCTCCAGGACTATACTTTCTTTTCTTAGCAACCATTGTTACTTGGTCAGGAGATGACCACCTTGTATTTACAATAGTTGATTCACTATTAATTACTTGCCATTCAGGTTTTGTATTTAACTCTGCTTTCCAACCATCAATAACATTTCTATTTCCACTAGGAAGTCTTATCATTCCACCACTGCCATCAAATGGTGCTAATCTATCATTATATAAATGCAGTTCATCTGTCCATATAAATCCACCTTTTTGATATAAGTTAGCAACTTGTCCATTAATAGGACTTTGGTCTATTGTTACACCATCTAAATCTGCTAAATGTAACATACCTTGAAACCACTCATTTACTTTCATTTGTATTAGAAATTTTTTCTTACTAAATGTACCATCATAAATATTTGGATAATATCCATCTACGACTGCAGGATGAAAAGTAAAAAAGTTAGTTTGTATATTTGCTTTTTTCCAATCACTACTGTAATCAATATCGTTTGAGTGAACTCTGTATGATGATACATCAGAATGTACAAAAGATACTATGTGTTCATAACCATTAGGAGAAACAAACACGTAACCTATTGTATATCCAGGTTTGTTAGCTATTGCTTGAAATCTCTCACCTTCTGCTTTTCTTCCTAATTTTTTAAAATATTTACCAATACCACCTTTAAATACTGGTGACATATCACCTGCAGTACCACCTGATTTGTTTCCTGCAACCATTACAGCTTTTATTTTTGATGTATCTAATACGCTTTGTACTTCATTACCACGTACATTTATACGTAAATGCGTATTAAAACCTTTGTGACCTGTTTGATTTGTAGTTATTAATGGACCATCAGGGTATAACCTTTGTGTTCTTTGTGTTTCACTTCTGTATACAATAGTGTTTTCTTTTTGTTTTAAATATCCACTTAACAATTCTTGCATTTCCTCATTTGATTTAGGAAAGTAATGTGTAGATGTTTTAAATTCAACTGCTTTTTGGTCTAAATTATATTCAATATCATTTACACCAAACTGTCTTGCATTTTTTAAATGCACAGAATCTACATCATCATATGTAACTACTTCTACAACAAAGTCATCACCCTCTACACCATCAATAACTCTATTTATAATATTGTCAACTTCTGTATCAGTATTGACTATTTCTATTACAATTTTTTTATCTTCTCCAAAAAATATAGAATCTTCTACTGTTACATTTTCTATTAATCCTGCTCTATTTGTAAAATTTTCTTCTCGTGCAATATCATCTACCATCTGCCTTATAGTTTTTTCTCTTACTGATGATGAGTTATCCATAAGTTCTTGCACCCTAGTGTCCATATCTACAACTGGTTCTGCTTGTGTGGTTTCTGTTGCTTGTTCTATAACATCATCTACTAAATAAAACTGTGTAATTCGTTCATCAGATATTTGTCCTAATCTATCTTCAAAGTTTGTTGAAAAATTAGGTGGTAAATCTATACCTGCAGAATCTGCAAGGTCTGCTAAATCTGCAGCTATGTTACTTCTTACTGCACGAGGAAAATTATTACTATCATAAGTATCTGCTGTTTCTCGTATGGTATTACGTATTTGATTACGTACAGATTCTAATTGTGAGTCTGATAAATCGTTATAATTTAAATCAGTATTATCACTAATGTAACGTGCTAAACCATTAAATACAAGTGTAATAAATTCATTTAAGTTCATACAAAATCAACGAGAGAAACTGCAGATATAAATAATTCTGCATCATTTACATAATCTATTGCTTTACGTTCTATATCTATATCAATACCAAGTGTTTCCCACTGAACTTTACCATCAACAAGATACTCACTGTATTCAGGATTAGCTTCTATAAATTCTATTATTTCTTCCATTATCTATTTAAAAAATCGCTTACTGCGTTCCTCTCTTGTGGTCTACGAACTTTACTACCTTGTGGTTTTACTCTTAATATTTTTTCTAAGTTATTTAAAAACGTAGGTGCAGCTTCTTGTGGTGCTACTCCTTCACCAACGTTTTGTCCTGGTCTTTTTGGAAATCTAGTATTGTTTTTATCTTGTAAAAATTGTCCTCTGTTTACTGGAAATCCTGTTCCAGGAGTTCTAATAGTAGTATCAGGTGTATCGCCTAAAGCACCCATAACATCATCTGTAACTTTTATGTATGGATGTGCAGTTCTAAATATATACTCATACACACTGTTAAGTTGTGACAAAGGTTCTTGTTCTTTTTTGTTTAGGAAGTATTGATACATATAAGATTTAAGCAAGTTAACTCTTTTGTTTACATCATCACCACTAATTACTTTTTGTTCTCCTGGTACATAAAAACTATCATTAGGACTTACATTTTTGCCTTGTAATAAATCAACAATGTTTTGTCCATTACCTTGCATATCTACACCTCTATACGAAGCATCATATGGTAGATAAGGATGTATGTTCTTAGCATATAAATCTGCAATCTCTCTGTTACTTAGGTCTGCAATATTTACACCTGCTAATAAATTCTTATGTATATTGTTTATATCTTCACCAACCATGCTTCTTACTTGATTACCAGTAAAAGATACATATGTTTCTTTGTTTTTAAGTAACTGTCCTTTACTTGCAAGTTTTAATTCTGATGCCATATTGGCTATGCTCTTAGCACTTTGTTCTAGTATTTGTGGTGCTTGTGTTCTTTCAAATCCTGCTGCTGTTGGCTCTGCAGGTATTTCTTCTATAGTGCCATCAGGGTTTTGTATACGTTCAGGATTTTCTATTAGTTGTGTATCAAACTCTTTTGCTGCATCTAAAAACTCTTGTTGACTTGCTATATCTTTTGTAGTCCAGTTATCTAAACCTTGTCTTTCCCCTACATCATATTGTGCAACAAGAAGTGCAGCTATAGCGTTAAGTCCAGGGTCATCTAGTGCATCATTAATATCTTCAAAAGAATTAAATACATCATACTCACGCAATACACTTTCCCATGTGCTTCCATAAATTTGCCATGGTCCTCTTGACCTACCTTGGTCACCAGGTATGTTTTGTGCAAAACCTGATGGCTTATCACCATCTCTATGTTCTGCTAATGCAATAGATATTAATTTAGTAACATCTTCTTCGTTATTAGGGTCTATAAAGTTATCCCCACTTTTAAACTGTACATCTTGTAGTTCAAGATAATTCTTAGCGTATTGTATAAATTGATAAAGTTGTTGTGGACTATACATTAAAAGTTCTCCTCAAATACCATAAAGTTACGTTTAAAATCTTGTGCTGCTGCAGTTCTAGCAAGTATCTCTTGACTTGCATCTATTCTACCTGCTTCTAAATCATCTATAATCTTTCCTAGTTCTGTCGTTACATCTATCTGTTGTAGTAATGGTTTACCTAGTTTTTCTCTAGCTTCTTCTGCAGAAGGTACTGATACACCAAAACCACCATATGTGTATGGACCTATCTCTGTTGTATTGTTATAAGATGTAGATAATCCAATAATGTCATTTAGTGATAACTTATTATCTTCTATTTCTGCTGCTCTAGCTGCTGCATCTTTCTGCAAGTTACCAAATATAGTTGCATACTTTTGATAATCATTAGATGTAGGATTTATACCACGTTCTATAAACAACTGGTCTATAGCAGACTTTACTTCTGCCTCTGTAGGTGGTACTACATCTGCTGCAAACTCTCTTTGCAAACTTTCTACAAATACATTTGTTTGTTCATCTACACCTTTTTTCCATTCCATATATGGTCTTAGTTGACCTAATATTGTATTTGCATTTCTATCTACTAGATTTAATTCAGGAAACATAGCTATTGCATCATTAGCTTCTGTCATAAGTTGACCTATAAAATCTATCTCACCACCACGTAATGTAGGGTCAACAACACCAGGAACAAAACTGTAACTACCAATGTCTAATCCAAGACTTGATAATTCTTGTTGTATCTCAAATATTGCTTCCTGACTTAATCCTGAAAACACTTCTGTTGCTGCACCAAGTCTAAAATGTGGTGTTAATACTTTTCCATTTAATTTTTTAGTTTCACCTGTTCTAGGGTCTATGTATTGATTAGCAGTGTTTAGTGCTACATTAGGACCTGAATAATAATCATTAGAACCAAATTTTGTTTCACCTGTTTCAGGGTCTGTACCTTTAGATGTTACAGGTGCTATTCCAATTATCTTTGGTTCATCAATATTGTATGATGCAGTATCTGTGTCTTGTACGTTCCAATCAGATATACTACGAGATATAGAACTAATTAACTCTACATTAGCTAAAGAACTATACGTTATGTTTTGTTCATTTGGTCCAGGCATACCAAATGTTGATTCTGTTGGTGTTGCCTCTGCCTCTAAATATGCAGTAAGAGCTGTAATGTATTCATCTAATGATGCAGGTTCTAAAAGTTGTTGTCTATACTCAACAAGATTATCACCATAATCAAAACCTATAGCACCTACTCCAGGTAAAGCTAATAAGTAACTAAGTGTGTAATCTTCTGCTGATATTTCACCATCTTCTTTTTGTATACGTATAGGTATAAATATTCTTTGGTTTAGTTGTGATATAAACTCACTAAAACTAGCAGGATAATCTTTATCTTTATCTAAATCTTTTAAATACTTTTCTATTTGTTTTACAGATTTTTCTGTACTCATTTAATATACCTTCTATTATCTAATTCTTTCCAAAAACTTGATAGATAAATACTTATCCATTCAGTATCTTCGTACTGTAAAGCTAACTCTCTAGCATAAGCATCTAGTTCAGTTCTTATACTACTTATGTTACCACTTGTTCCTGAAAGTGTTGCTGCAGTCTTATTTGGTATTCCACCTGATTGTACTGTAACACCTCTAAATTCACCACCATTTAACACAACATCTATAGCTCTGTCATACTCTTTTAAAAACTTTTGTAATGGTGGAAACGCAGGTGATTCTCTTAGTAATGGTTCGTTCTCCCAATCTCTAAGCTCTTGTATAATCTGATACTTGTCTGCTTGTTCTACAGCATCACCTAATCTACCATATGCTATAACACCATACTCATCTTGTTTCTTTGCTTTGTATGATGAGTACATTTCGTTTCTAGCTTTAGTAGTTAGTGTTTTATCTGCATTTAATTCTTCTTTATAATTTTCTAATTCAAACTGTAACAGTGACTGATTTACTGCTCTTGCATATGCATTAGGGTCTAACACCTCACCACCTGCCATAAATGCAGGTAAAGAAAACTCATCATCTACTCTGTCAGGCATAAGATGTATTGCTGTGTATGGTTTTCTTTCTAATAACTCTTTGTTTTCATTTAGTTGCCAAAACGCATACGAATCTTTTTTAACAGGAAATCTACCTTTTTTAACTGTAGATGATTGTCGCATAGGTATAGGGTTCATACCAAACTTCTGTGAAAACTGTTGTGTTGTTAAATAATAATCAAACTGGTTAGCTTCTAACATTTGTTGATACTTTTGACCTAATACTTGCATAGTCCACCACACACCATTCTTATCTTTTATTTCGTATCTAGGTTGTATAGCAGTAGGAAACGCAGCTTGTGCAGTACCTCTAACTAACCAGTGTATAGCTGCTGCTCTCTCTGCTTCTTGCATAGCAACCTTAATTGATTGTTCATCATCAGGTGTCCATTTACCTGCGTAGTAATACAATGTAAATATATCCATAACTGTTTTAGAGTATGATGCGTTTATTTCTTCTGTTGCTTCTTGTGTAAATGGTACAGCTCTCATAAAACCTTTTGCCCATGCAGGTAGTTCATCTATTAAGTTAGGTTGTGAACCTGGTGCTTCAAAGTTACCTAACACAAAGTTAGATATGACTTTAGGCACTGTAGCTATCTTTGTAAGAATTTTAAATGGAAATGTAAGTATTGGACCAAAACCAGGAGAAAAACCATTTGCAGATATAAGGTTAAGTCCTTCTAAGAAACCATATGGTTTAACACGTACACCTTCATCTTCTAAATTTTCTCCTAACAATCCTGTTTGCAGTGGTGCGAAACCAAATGCACCTGGTATTGCAGTAAGACCAAATGTCATCATATGCATAACATCTACGTAATTAAATAACAATTCGCCTGTTACAGGGTCAGATGTAAAGAATGCATTGTCTGTATCCCAAGGTTTTGCTTCTTTACCTCTATCTATACCTATACGTGTTCTGTTAAATTTCTGTGGATTTTCTACAAGTAATTTACCCCAAGTCTTTATAACCTCTTGCCATATTTCAGGAAATGGTACATAAGATGCCATAACATCAGATAACACGTGTCTATCAGAACTAGCGTATAACAAGTTCTTTACTTCATCCATAGCTTTGTATTTAAGTAATGTTTCTGCTTGTTCTAGTGTTACAATACTATTTTCTTCTGCAGGTAACTTAGCTAATCTAAGTATGTCATCATATAAATCACTACCATCTATCCAAGTTTTAGCACCAACAATAAATTCTTTTTTAACTTCTTCTGTCATAAAAGGTATAAGGTCTGTTGCTAATGTATAAAATGACCATCTAAACATAGGGTCACGATTTAAATAATCTGATGGTTTTGCTAATAAGATACTATAACCTGCACCTAATACATCATCCCATTTACTTAATGCTGTATCTATAGGTTGTCCTGCAGGTGTAAGATATGGATTGTTGTTAAATGCTTGTACTCTTGGTCCTAAGTCTAATTGTCGTATATCTTCATCAAACACTTTTTTAATTCTGTCATAAAATTTACCAAAGTATTTTTCTGTTTTAGCAGACAATACAGAGTATTTTTGTGCTAACTCTAAGTAATCATCTCCATCTACAAATCCACCATTAGCAATAAACTCTCTTACTTTTGCAGCACCTACAGATAAATCTACTTCGTAATCAGGAAAATTAATCTTACCACTGCTATCTATAAGCAACTCTCTTGCTTGTTCCTCTGTTATTTCTTGACCATCTCTTAAAATTTTTTTTGTAGGATTACCTTGTAATCTACCTATTTCATATTCTGCAGTTTTCAGATACTTTAGCAAATCATCACTATTTTCTAATACAGAACGTATTTCAGGGTCATCACTTCTTGCAATAAGTTCTTTTATATATTTTTTACCTGATGTTGTATTACTGAAAAAATCAAATGCTTTATTTGCACCATCTCTAGCAACAATAACAAACAAAGGGTCACCTGCTTTATTTATAATGTCGTGAATCCAACCACGCCACCATTGTGGATTTATTGTTCCATCAGGTAAATATTTATCTACCATAATATAAAAATCCTCTGCAGAACTAATTTGTTTACCTCCAGGTTTAAGTGCTTTTACTAATGATTGTTCTGCCATAGATTGTATGTAATGTTTGTCTGTGTTAAAAAATGAACCTGAAGGTGCAGCTTGTGCATATCCACCTTTTTTATCTATTATTTTTTTAGCTGTTTGGAAGTTTGCATCAAACAAATATTCCATAACTTCTTTTATTACAGGTGTATTTATATCTACATTATCTATACGTGGGTCAGGTTGACCATATACAGATATTTCAAACACATTACTATCTTCTATATATTTAGCACTATTTTTTATAGGGTTACTATCAGGTAATAAATTAAATGCTTCTTCTCTTATATATATTTTTGGTTGATGTGATTTAACAGCAATACTTAATGCATTTTTTAATGCTGTTTCTGCTTCTGCTACTGTGCTACCACTATCTAGTTGTACAGTAACATCAAGAATTACAGAATTGTCTTTTATTTGTATAGACAATCCATGATTTAATTTTTTAAGTTGCATTTGTATAGATGGATTATTTGCATAGTTTTGTATTGCTTGTGCTATTTCTGCATTAGTTTCTACCTCAACTATTTGTTTGTATTTTTTATTAGGTATTACAGATATGTTTTTTTGCATTTTAGATAAATTAGCAAAAGGTCTTACTGTGTCACGCAATTCTAGTGAATTACCAAGATTACCAACTGGGTTAACTTTTTGTGTTTTAAGTTGTTTTAGTTCACCAACTATTTCATCAAATGCAAAGTCTGTAGCATTATTACCATCAATAGCATACTGTAAAAATGAATCGCCTACTTGACCATTAACATTAGTGTTAAGTCGCATGACTTTCATAATCTGTTGTATGTCATCATACTTTAAAGTTTCTAAACTTTTTTGCAAATCTATGTTGCCAAGTAACTCTGCAGTTTCATCCATCTCATCTGCCAATATACGAGAAGAATAAAATTGTTCACCTGTACTACTAACAAGTTGTATGTTTGTAGGGTCACCTTGTCTAAAGTTAGATTTTAAACTAGCAAGTAATAATGGATGAGAAAATACATTAGGTCCACCATACATAGCAATACGTACTGCTTCTTCAGGTGGCACACGTAATGCTAATGCAGGTCGTAACATCCAACCTGGTTTTAATGCACGTTGCATTATGTAATCAGAATAAATATATTCCATCCATGTAGTAGGTGCTAATGTTTTTTTCTTTTTAGCGTAGTTATTTTTTAATCCTCTAGTAGGTATCTTTGCTTGTTGTAATATTTTTTCACCTAAATCTCTATTAGGGTCTGACCACGTAGTAGATACTAACTTTCTTAACTTACCTGTTTTAGGTCCTACTAATCTTCTAAAAGTATTTAATGCTCTTCCTAACTCTTTGTAATCAATTAGTGGTGTAAAGTTATCTGCAAACTGACCCATAGAAAAAGCAGTAGGTACAGCTACATTAATGCCTTCTACAATCTCACCTGCTTCATTAACACTTTGTGGAACGTATTTATATTTTGTACCAGGAAATGCTACAGGTTTACCATCTTTGTCATAAAGATATTTTCTTTTTTCTGATATTTCATTATTGACAAAATCTATTACAGCCTCAACCATATCTTCTTCACCTTGCAAATCAGGATTATCTTTTATAACTTTGTTTTGTATTCTTTTATTTACTGTTTTAACAACATCTACAATGTCATTTTGTGTTTTTGCTGTAAGTAATTTACCTATATAAAAATCTCTAGTCTTTTGATTTTCACCTAATGTAACCATAATGCCATCAATGTTTTCTATAGTTTCACCTATGTAATTTATTGCAGCAAATCTACTAGGTGCTAAATCAAATAATCTTTTTACTTTTTGTGGTAATGCATTTTTTAACGAACCACCTAAACCAACTACACCTCTAAATGGGTCATCACTCATTTTGCCTAACAAAGCACCTATAGTATTTCTAAGTGGTGCAACATCTATAGATTGACCTGCAAACTTCTTAGCTAATTCATTTGCCATATCTGCAACAACTGATTGTCGCATAGGTAATTTAGTCAATGGTGTTTGTATTGCAGCTTCTGCTATCTCTTGTCCTACAAATGCACCTGTGTATGGTGCAACCATCAAATCAGATAAATCACCATGTTTAAGTAATGACAATACTATTTCACGCATAGATTGTTTGTCTTTCACTTGTGCTAATAAATTTAATACTTTAGGGTCTACCTTTGATAACGTAGGTATGTCTTTAAGTCTTGATACAGAGTTGTTTTCTGTTAATGCATCTACAAACTTATCTCCCCATTTGCTATCCATAATTTGTTCAGCAGTTTTACCAAACGTTAATCTTCTAGCTTCTGCACCTTTTTTTGTAGGAGAAAATGTTTTTAATGCTCTTGTCATAAATGCAGCATCATCTACATACTGTGCTACTTCTGCTTTAGATACAATCTTTCTACCTGCAGTTTTAGCAGCACCACCATAACCTAATAATAAGTTTATAGGGTCTGCACCTAATCTAAATGCACCATCAATAATCGTAGATGCTAGTGCATACTTAATATCACCTTCACGAGAAAACTGTGCAGCTACAACTCTACCTGGTGATATAGGTATTCTTTCACCATACTTTGTTAGATATGTATTTTCATACTCATCTCTTTCAAACTCTTCTGTAATAGGTCTACCATATACCTCTGCTGCAGCTTCATATGCTTCTGTAGGTGTTTTACCTAGTTTTATCTGTTTCACATACACATCAGTTTCTTCTAATGGTAATGAATTAGGTAAAAGACCCACACCTAAGTTAAGTGGTCTACCTGCTTGTACCTCTCCTAAAGCTCTACGAAATTCGTTTTCTCCATATGCTTCTTTTGTTTCTTCGTACTTATCGTTAAACTCTTTGCCTAATGTAGCTTTACGAATATTTTCTGTAAGTTGTTCTCCAGGTACTAATCCTGCTAATGTGTTGCCAACTACAGCACCTGTAAGTGATGTACCTGTTTCTTGTGCAGCAACAATAGATGATTTAAAATTACGTGATATATTTTGAAACGCAGAATCCATAGCTAAGAAAGATAGTTGTGTGCCACGCTTTAATGGATTAACTTGTGTATTTACTTTTGTACGTTGTTTTTTCTCCATAGCTTTTTCTTGTGTTTGTGCAAGTTTTAACATAGCATCATCATCTGCTTGTAATCCTGACAATGCACCATAGACTACTAATCGTTTATCTAATGATGGATATGTTCTAGTAATATCTGTCATTGTCTTAGCTAAGTCAGGTGTAATAGCTCTTTCAAACGCAGCTATCTCTTGTAAGTTTTGTGATGTCTTAGCTGCTAATCCTTCTTTAGCTTGTGAAGGCAGATAAAAATTAGGTCTAAAATCCATTTTAACCTATGTCTATATCAGCTTCTAATAACTCATCCCATATTGGGTCAGGAAAATTACGTTTACCTGCAATTAAAAAATTTCTAATAGTATCTGTTTGTATAGGTGTAGGACCATTATCTCCTAAACCTAGTGGTATTCCTGCAGTAATAGGTTCTGCTACTTTGTTAGTTGGTGCAGCTAAATTCATAGGTGATACAGGCATAGGTGGTCTTGCCATTTGTGGTCCACCACCTTCTTGCATAGGACTTATAGCACCTGCTTGTTCTTCTAACATTGTTGTTTGTCCTGTTGGGTCGCCTTCTTTTCTTGGAGGTGCAACAATGTCAGCAAATGCACCACCTTGTGTTAAGTCAGTTGCTTCTTGTAACTCCTTACTTTTTCTACCTCTGTTATATTTCGCCAAATAAATCATCTCCTAACTTTGGATTATATTCGTACTCAAATGTAAGATTTATAAAAAAATGTGGATGTGGTGTAGGTATTGTAATAAAGTTTTTCATAACAATACTTCCTTCTTCTTCTGTGCCTGTGTATACATCTTCAGACCAATCTTCTTGATTAATCATGTCAAAAAAAGTTTTATTTATATCAGGCAACTGGTCCTCCTTGTGGTGGTCCTTGACCTAATGCACCTAACACTTGTTCTATACCTGGCAATCCACCACCTGGACCTGCAGGTATCTGTGGTCCACCTTGACCAAGTAATGCTAACTCTTCTTCGCTAGGTTCTTCACCTTCTGCTGTATAAAACTTATCTAATATCTCTGACATCTTTTGTGGATTTTTTCTTATCTCTATAGCTGACATTAATGCTTTTTGGTCACCTTGTGCAGCTTGTGACATAAGTGTTTCAAACAATACTAACTCTGCTTTTTCTGCATTTATGCGTTGTTGTATTTTTGTTATGTTGTCTAATCCATCCATGTTTTCTTGTAATGTCTGTGTATCAATAATGCCTTGTTGTTTTAATTGCAACCCTGTAATAATTTTTTGTGGTTCATCAAAACCTGCCATTACGCCATATACTCTTCTTGTTTCATAAACTTCTGATATGTCAGATGATGGTGTATAAGATTCTTTGTAAGATGTTCCTTTATGTCTACCTGCAATAGGTTTACGTTTATTAGGAAACATAACCTCATCATATTCTAATCTTTTAGCATCTATCTCTTGTAATGCTTCTTTAAGAACTGTTTGATATTCTCTTACATGCAGTGATGCAGATTGTCCTAGTTCTTCTAATCCTCTACCAGTAACAAATGCATTAGGGGATTGTCCATCATCCGATACTGGATAAGCTGCACCAAGTCGCAGGTGTCTTTCAAGTCTATCTACTTGTTGAAATAATTGGTATGGTAGATTATTGACTGGCTTAGACACTTGCGAACCAGGTGTTAAATAGTTAACAGCAAATCTGCCTTTTCTATATTTTCCTGACTCTATCTCTCCAACAATGTTTGTTTCTGTAAAGACTGCATCTTCCATAGCAATAGTTCCAAGTATGTTAATTTTTGCCATGTTTGCCATAAGACCTGTAATGTGTTGAAACTGTGATTGCATTTGGTCAAACGCATATCTTTTAGCTACAACAAAACAAGGTCCTGAATTTAATACATTTGGCATAAAATCTATTATCTTTTTGTTTTCAGGTAGAAATACATAAGTTCCTTCTATATTTCTATACTCAACTACAACTTTTCCATGTCCTGTTGAGTTAGCCCATCCACCTGCTCTATCTGTACTATCCATAAGTGCAGAGTATGGATTTTGAAATCCATTATCGTTTTCTTCTTTTTGAAATATGTACTGTTTAGCTTCAGGATATTGTTCTGCCAATATTGTATGTGGCACTCTACGAATTATTGCTAATTCTTTAGGTTGTTGGTCGTTACCAAATATTCCTGGATAACAACTAAATGGGTCTTGTAGTTCAGCATAAGGATATGGGTTACCATCTTTATCTCTTTTATGTCCTATAGTCCATGCAATAAAACCATAACCAGGTAACCATCTTGCAGCTTGTGGTAACTGCATATGTAATTTTTGAAACTTGTCATATGATGTAACAATACGTTCTATCTTTTCTGATTTTTTTCTAGCTCTCTCGCTATCTTTTTCGTTTATAATATCAACTTTTAAATCAGGACTTCTACCTAGTTTTTGTGCAAATCTTTCTAGTGCTGTTAAAAATAAATTAGGTGCAGGTAGTTCGTGATATTCTACATTAACTGAATTACCAAGAAGTGCTTTAACTGCAGCTTCACCACCATTCATAATGTCACGAATCCTAGACCTATCAATCATTTGTTCTTGATTAATTACTCTTAGGTAATCTATTTTTTCGTATAACTTTTCGCTATCTAAAGGCATTTAACTCCAATTATCTAAATCCATACTACTAGGTTCGTACCCCTCAAAGCTAGGATTATAATCGTACCCTAACTCTGCAAAGCGTTCCTTTTGCATTCTTCTTATGGCTCTCATTGGAAACCAACTAGCCATAACTATATCAGTCTTTGTGCCTACGCTCTTGCTTTTATTTTTAGCAGAACTAAAATACACTAACTGACTTGTATATAAGTTTACCTTCTCTTGTGCCTCAAAGCTAAGATATGGCAAAGAAATATTTTGTTCTTGAAACATTGGTCGCATAGCTGTAACACCATACATAGGGTCAAACTTGTTCTTAAATGTTTCGTGTCCTTCTAAAAATATACCATGTCCTGATGCAAACTCCCTAATACTTTTATCTTGTCGTATTGCTTTTTGAAAACCATTTTCTTCTATAACCCAGTGTGACAAGTTATACTTCATCCACCATTCTTTAATAATATCTAATGCTTGTGGAATACCACCACCTAAATTGTTATTCATATCTACCATATGTAATTTATTTTCTATAGGTTCGTATGCCCATAAGAAAGCTGCTTGATAACCTGTAGATGCAGGGTCTAATCCTGCAATAAGTCTTGTGCCATGTGGTATATGTCCTATGTCACGTTTTTGGTCACGACAAGTTTCTATCTCTACTCTATCAAACAATGCAAGTCCATCAGGCATAGCAACGTTTAGATAAACCATTTCGTATATAGCTCTACCACCTGTAGTCTCTGCTGCACGTTTTCTATCCATCAACCATTTGTATGTACGTTTACCTGACCACAACATACAATCTACATGTTCATCTTCGTTCCAATCAGGTAAGTTACAAGCTGTATCGTGTGCTTCTTCTACTGTTGTAGTCCAAGATTCGTTATCTAGTAGGTGTGAATATAAATCATCATAATGTTGCCTAGAACCAATAACTACCATAGCTGTGTGTTCCTCTTTACGACTAGACAATGTTGTTGTCCACCAACTTCTTGTATTTTCTCTTGATGATGGTTGCATAGTAGAGTTGTGGTCCTCAATGTCATCAGCAATAATTATGTCACAGTCACGAGAAAGTATCTTACCACCACGACCAATGCCAACCATTGTCGGTGACTTAATACCTGTAACTGTTCTAGTGCCTACAGTAAAACCATTTTGTGACCAAGACTTACCTGTACGTGATGTAGGTTTAAATTTTGCACCAGGTCCACATATCTCTTCTATAAGTAATTCGTTACTTTCTAGTTGGTCAAGTACAGAACCTATTGCATTTTTTGCAATCTCTTCGTTACCACCAACCCACAAGATACGTATGTTAGGATTTTTACAAATAAGCCACACAGCAAAATGTATTAACAAATCTGTTTTGCCATGTCTAGGTGGTGACAATATCATGTGCTGTCCACCATTGTCTATAGCATCCATAATTTGTTCTATCCACTGTTTATGAAATTCAGGTGTTTCGTATGCTATACCTTGTTCTGTCTGAAAATATCTTTGTCTAAAATCATCAAAATCTACTAATGTTTTTTCTGCTACTTGTGGTAATGACCACTCATCTTGTTCTGCTTTTGTTTTTAAATCTTCTACATATGCAGAGTACGCCATAGATACTGCACCTTGTGTTGTGCCTAATACTTCTGCTACTTCTGTTATTGTAATTTTTTCTGTGTATATATCTGCAGCTAAACCTGATTCTACAATGTCGTTATAGACTTGACCTCTACGTGACTGTACATTAGTTTTTTTACTAGGTATTTCAAGTACATCATCTTCTTGTGACCACTCTTTACCTGCTTTTCTAGCACGTTTTTTCTGCATATTAATTCTGTTGTAACAACGTTTACTACAGTATTTTTTTGCTTTAGGTGGAAGTGGTCTATGACAACCTGCTGCGTAACAAAGTTTTTTATCTGTTGTAGCCATTACACTCTTTGTTTTTGCACTTCATTTCATCCTTTGGTTTTAATACCACCCCACACTTAGGACATGGTATATCTATCAAAACTATTTTTTCTTTTTACGTTTAGCTTTATTTTTTTTGCTATTAGGAAAACCTTTTTGCATTTCTCTATATGCTTTAGCACTAATAGTAGAATTTTTCTTTGACCTACTTGTTCCTGCTTTTTTCCTTTTATTAATATTTTCGTATAAACTCATAATTCATTCCCAGGTTCGCCTTTGCTAATCCTAGAAGGACTATCTAACTTAACTGACTTACCTTGATACTCTGCCATTACATCTTCTTAGATTTTTTCTTACCACCCTTTTTGGCGTAAGATTTCTTTTTACCATATTTGCTTATTGGCATAATAACTCCTGTTGTTGCTTATTAATTACTATACCACAAAACCCTGCCGAAGCAGGGTTCTGCACGTACAGTTGTCCAAACTGTTCTAAGTATTGTGGGCAGTGGTTTCCTCAATTAAAGGTCCTCGCACCCACACTACTTTATGAAAGAAAATGAAATTACACAAATCACCTGACTACAAAGTCTTATATGATTAAGCATTCTTTCTTTTCTATTTGTGTATCCCTACACAATACCTAAGACTTTCTTAGGTATGTGTAGTATAGCTGTTCCCCCCCATAACTAGCTGTGTGAAAAAATTTTTTTTGTATTTAAGTGTTGTCTAAACAGCAAACCCTCTATTGCTAGAGGGATGTTGCTGTCAATCAGAAAGGAGGGCTAATGAATAAAGAAATCATAAAACCCAATATCACTATATCACATAATTGCTAGTTAGTGAAACTTGTAATTAAATAATTTATGTGATACAGTTAACAAACAATCAGAGAGTTCTTCCTGCTTTTAGAAAAGAATTCTTGATAAAAACATCAATAAAGTGGACTAGCAGGACCATGGTAACTGGGGTCAAAGCCCATTATTCCACATTGAATTATTAGCTACTAAACAGAATAGCACTCGGTTGGGATGGGAGTGGCACAGGGTTAGCTGTACTCTCTATGTTTACTTTACTTGACTAACACTAACTTAAAAAGAACACTAACATAAAAAAAACACACTTTACTAGCTATTATGGTACACCACTATATATAGTACCACTACATTTAGTACCATACTTAACAGCATATTTTTAGAGGGTATACACATATATAAAGCCGCCCCCACATTTAACCCCCCTATGTGAAAGCCCACATAATTTCTGTGTTTTGCGACATAGACCTAATGCATTATGTAGCACATACTATATGTTGTGTGTGTGTTTTGTAAGCATACTAGATGTTGTGTACCCCTTTTGTTTTAATACTGGAGATATATAGTTAAATTAGTTCTTATCGAAGGCAACTCAATTAAATCTGTGAAGGATAATCAAACGAAGGAGAAAAAGAAAAACCACTGCGATTAAACAGTGGCTTTCCTTCGGTTAGTTGATTAGATGTTACATAAGATTTGTTTTCAACTTAGTGTTATGTTGTTGTAGTTCTGCAATCTTGATTTGCATTGTACATATATCAATGTTCAATAAACATATGTCAATGTTGTTACTAATCAACTGCATTTTATTTACATCAACTGGATTAAATCTTTTAGTGTTACTGTCAACTTCTGCGTTGTTGTTAAGTTCCTTTCTTTCTTTTCTGTAACGTTCAAGATTTTCTTTCCAACTTTCTTGATTAGCTTTCCAAGCCCCAACATCAACTGTCTTTCCATACAACTTGTTACGCATAACTCTGTTGTTTCTAGCTTGTACTTCTCTATCTATTGCTTTAGTCATTTCTAACCAACCTTTCTTTCTTGATTAACTTTTTTCCATATCTGACCAACTGGCATACTTTCAAAATGCATACAGTCATAGCCACCACAATGACCAAGTCTGTAACCTAGTTCATCTTGTTCTGCTTGATAATCTCTAACGTAGACATCATCTTTAGTGCTACGTGGATAACTAGCTAACTTGTGATTAAGCATATTGCGTATCTTATTTCTTTTACTAGCAATTCTTTTAAAATCATAAGACTTAATTAAATCTCTAGCATACGATATTTCTTTGCGAATAGATTTAGTATCATCAATATCTAAAATCAAACCAACACGCCTGTTAATTTTTTTAAGATACGATTTTGCTAAATCTGAATTTGCACCAGTTTCTGAAATTACTTCATAATAATTTCTGACACCAATTACAAATTCCCAATTACTAACTAACCTAGCAATAATTTTATAGTTCATTTTAACTAACCTTTCTAATTGTTAAATACATACTGTAATTATATAAAGATACTGTATATATGCAACAGTTATTTACAAATTAATAATCAAGTGTTTGTAATACATCATCAATACTTTTTCTAATCTCAATAACATACTCTTTAGCAAAACTTCCTAACTCATAAGTTCTACTTAACTCTAAATTATAAAGATTAGTTGATACTTCTTGCAATAGATTTACTGCCTTTTCTATATCTGTCATTTCTACCTTTCTAATTGATGTAAACACAATAGCATACTCACAATATATGCAAACTATTGTTTACAAGTTTCTATATATTAATTGTATCGATAGTGTGTTTATGTTCTCTTAATCTCTCTGGAATAACTCTTGAATAGTTACACCAGTTACAACACACACCACTTGCTACTGGCTCTGCATTGTGCCTGTCATCAACGTTCCTGATAACCTGACCACAAATTGTGCAAATCATATCTGCCTTTCGTTTCTTATAATTAAGAGTACTGCATGTAAGATTATATGTAAACAACTGCTTACTTAAAATTAAGAGTGTAGTAATGTGTAAGAAAGGAAAGGAAACTATGAGTACATTAGAAATATACTTTTGGTTATTGTTGCCTGTGTATCTAGTAGGTGCATTAACTATTGCTAACTGGTTAGCTAGTTGGACAGACTATTACGTAAGATTATATAAAGAAAAAAAAGTTAGAGAAAAAGACAACATATAATTACAAGTATGTTAATGTACTTGTAGAAAGGAAATGATGAAAGGAAAGCATAAGGTTGGAAACACTATCAATAGCAATAGTGATATGAAATACCATATAAACAATGTAATTCCAGTTTGGTACGCTAACTTTCATCTTTCTTTTTTGAGAGATATAATAATGGTTGGTGGCTCATTACCACCTAGACACGAAACAACTAATTGCAGACCACGTTAATTGTATCTTTCAAGCTACTTACACGCTGTAGCCCCTTTACTTCATATGTACGTATGAAAGTGTAGGTAGCTTGTAGCACATAAAGGTATAAGGTTTGAAATTTGAGAGTACAATACAAAACCTTTGAGGCACTTAGCCAAGATGATACCAACTCTCTGTGTGTTACAAGCTATCTAGTTAGTAGGAGTTCTTTTCAATGCCCTGTTTTGAACTACCGAAAGCTAGATAGTTTTTTTTTGTACATATATATTTACAATATGCTACAATACTTATTGACAGAAAGGAAACTATGGTTGATATAGACAAAGATAACTGGTACATAGATGAACAGTTTGACTTCGGCAAAGAGCCAGTAGTACAAACTTCATTTACAAAACCATACACGTTTAATCAAAGAAAGGTAAACAACAAAGCTGATATAACTTTTATTGGCGACAGTGTAATTGATTGCAAAGCATATACAGGAACAGGTAAAGGAACTGTAGAATACTTCGCAGAATATCACGCAAACCCTACATACATGGCGAGAATAAACGACCAAAGTGTAGATGGATTTACTATCTATGATTGCATTGACAATGTAAGCAAAGTTGTTGGTAACAACGTTGTAATTAGTGCAGGTGGTAACGACTTACTAGCTAAGATGAACTTACTAACTGTAACTGATGACAACAATATGACAATGGGATTGATGAACACAGAGTTAGACAAACTCATGTTTGCATACGAAACTATGTTGCACCAACTACGCAAGAGAAACAGATACTTCTTATTGCTTACTTGTTACAGTGGTAACTTAGCTTATAACCCACAACGTTTCAATGGTGTTGATAATGTTGCACAGTCTATTGTTTCTATGTGGAACGACAGATTGTACAGACTAGCTAACGATTATCAAAACAGACACGACAACATTGGACAAACGTTTGATGTTCTTGACTTACGCAACTTTATGGGAACTACTTGTTATTACAACGAGATAGAGCCAAACAAACAAGGTGCGAAACGTATTGCAAAGAACATTAGCAAACGACTACAACATAGAGGTGTATTGTAATGAGCGATACACCTTTATTGTTAGCCATACACGAACTAAACAAATGGTTAGATGAACAGAAAGAACTTAAATCTAATTTATCTGAACGTGATGAAAGCGACATGTTAGATAGAGAGATAGAAGTTCTTACTGGTGCAATAACAATATGCAGAAAGTTTACTAACCATGACAAGCCAACAGAAAGCGAGGTGCAGTAATGGGCAGAGATATTACTGAACACATAGATGACTTTGTAGAGGACAATTTTGGACACACTAATTGGGGATATAAAAGTTCTTATACAAAAAAGGAACTAGCAGATACATCTAAGTATGAGCTAGAAATAAATGACAGTATTGTAATTTGGTATGAGCCAATAGATGAGGAGTTGTAATGCCTAATACATTAGAAAAAGAATACACAATGGTTACGTTTACAGAGTGGACAGGAGAATATGAACACGACACAAGTTATTACTATCCTAGAGATTATGTCAATAGCGTATTAGATGTTGACCTTATCAATGAGTTTTTTGGTAGGCAATTAACACAAGCAGATAGTGATACGTATAGAGATGATAGATACTGGGATAATGATAGAGTATTAGCAGTATCAAAGAAAGTTCCATTTGAAGCTACCGATAAACAGTTAAAATGGTTGTATCAAATCGGTGTTTATGGAGATAATGAAAGAGAAAAGGTATCTAGATAATGGACTATCAATACTTTAGAGATAAGCCAGTGCCTAAGTTAAAGCAACGTGAAAGAGTTGAGTGGATATTGACAACTGCGAGAGAGAGCAGTGAGCCAAAGGTATCAAGCAACACTTTTATTTATGACTTTCGCATACCAAGAATATCTGCACACATATTTAATATGCGTGAGGACTTGTGGGAAATAGAAACTATAAAAAAAAACAATGAGTTCTTTTATAAGTTATTGCTAACACCACAGGAGATTTTAGAGCAGGCAAAGAAAGGAATAAGCTATGAGCAAACCACAATTATCTGACACTGACTATGGCTATAATGGATTACTTAAAATTATAAACAATCAAGACATAGATATAAACGAGTGGATAACAGAAAGATTAGATAAAGAACGTGGTGGTATTAAGTTTATGTTACCTAATGCAGAGGGAGAAATCTATTTGACATGGGGAGATATATACCACATTAAATTAACAACTGTTCATACCAAGAAAACATTTGATAGCATTGTAAATCTTAATGAGTTACAACAGATGCTTGTTATGTTAGAGGAACAAAGACAGAGAACTAAAAAAAGTATTGCTGATATGTTAATGAAAGCATTTAGCAAAGATGAGGAAGAGTAATGCAGGATAACTGGAAAAGACTAGCACAAGCATTGTTAGATGAGGAAGATTACCTTAACAAACAAACACGTGCATTTAGAAAAACAAGATTAGCAACTATTAAAATGATGAGAAATGAATTGTCAATACAAGAGATTGCTAAGTTACTTAAACTTTCAAGACAGAGAGTTTATAAAATAATTGAGGGAGGAGAGTAATGGCTAATTTTAATTTAGATAATTACGAAACAGTAGAAGATAGACTAAAAGCATTTTGGAAAGACAATCCAAAAGCAAGAATTAATACAGAGATAGTGCATATGACTGATGATGGAACTTGCGTAACTGTGAGAGCCGAGATATATAAAATGGAAGTAGATGCAAGACCAGTTACTACAGGTATAGCACAAGAAACTAAAGGGCAAGGTGGCTTTGCTAATAAAGATGCATGGGTAGAGAACTGTGAAACATCTGCTATTGGTAGAGCTTTAGCTAACTGGTTGTATCAAGGTAGCACTAAACCAAGACCTAGTAGAGAGGAAATGTCTAAGGTAGGTAACCAAGATGATAGAGTTAAGGTAGAGAAAAAGAGAGTGCAAAGACCTACTAAGGAAGAGAAAGAACAGATGAACAAAGTTGTTGATGAAATGGTTGCAGAGCCAAAGAAAAAGAACAATGCATCTGCACTTAAACAACTTATGTCGGCAACTGTATCTGATGCAGAGAAATTAAAAGAGTATCAAAGAGATGCATACGTTGAATGTGTAAGCGAACTTAAACTGCCCGAAGAAGTAGAAGATTGGGATAACGAACAGATGAGTACGTTTCTTGATGTATTCCATAAACTTGTAGAGAAAGACAAAGGTTTAGGTGACCTTAACGAAGTCTTTGTAACAGAAGATATTACTAATAAAGGAGGTGATGACATGGGTGATGAGTGGAAAAGCAATCCTGCTACCGAAGCACAACTTAAATGGTGTAAGGATATAGTTGCTAAAGCTACTGACAAGAACATTGATGGACTTGCAGAACTTAAGAAACTATACAATGGTGGCGATATTAATGGAGAAACTGCTAGTGAAATCATATCTAACTGGAACGATAAGGTTAAGTAATGGAAGAGCTAGAACAAGCTAGTATCAATGTGCAAAGGTTGGTTGAAAGATTACAGAAACGTTTTCCTAATCACGATTTTAGCCAACCTGCACCATTAGATAAAAGATGTAAGAAAAGCACAACAGGTGTATGCCCTGTATCAAAACATTTAGAGTATGCAACTGACACTAATGGTAATGATTTTTGCATTAAGCAAATAAAGTTAGCTGATGAAAACAACCCATACGCACATACAATCATTACTTGTAATGCAATAATTAAAACTAAAGAAGAAAAAGAATTAGCAAAGAAAGGAATATTTTAATGGCTAATATATTTGATGACCCTAAAACATTAAAGACATGGGCAATAAAGTTAGCAAATGCCTGTGGTGGTCAAAAGGTAGAGAAATCTATTATGCTTACCAAAACAAACCCACAAAGAATTAGAGAATTAATGGATGAGTTTGTATCAGACCACAATGAAAACACAATAAAGATTGTTAATGAAATAGAGAAGCAAGAAGAAGAGTGATTTGTAAGAAGCATGACCTTCAGTATCGCAAGACTTGTTTGTATTGTGAGCTAGGTCTTTAAAGTATTTTTAAATTATCCCAACCTTTTTTGTTAACTGTGAAAGTGAGAACAGCAGGATGCGACCACAACCCACTGCGTTCTGTAAAGTCTATGCTTTTGTCTAAGCTAGGTGATTGAAACCAAGTACGATTGCCTTGTTGTTTACTACGAAAATGGTGGTAGTGACCTGTAATAAGTATCTCACAATTACCTGCAGGTAGGTGTCCATACATCTGACCCTTCCACCAATTTTCTATTTTGTTTTCAGGATTACCACTTCCACCTGTCATATGACCATGTGTCCACCCACAAGTCTTACCCTTTATATCTAATACTTGGTGAAAACCATCAGGTATTTCTACCTTAACTGACTTATACCTTTGTTTGTTTGCACTCATAATTTCTTGACAAATTTGTAAGTGCATTGTGTCACTGTTATCTAATCTGTTTGTATATACCTGACCTTTACTGGACCTAGACATTTCACCATGATTTCCTGGACAACCTGCAAGAACTAACTTATCTGCTAAAGGTAAGAATGTGTCTATTGTTTTCATAATCATTGACCTAGCTAGTGCATATTGTTCAATAAGTGAGAGTTCTACATTGAAAGGTTGGCTATCATAAAAAGCTGCAGTACAGTTTTCTGTCAAGTCACCTAGTCCTATCATATAAATCTCATCTATATTCACACCAAGTTTACGTAAGTCTTTTATCCTATTTACTGCATCTTGTAGTGCTACATCATAACGTTTTATTGTATTCTCTACGCCAAAGTCACGCTTACCTAGTTGCCAATCTGCCATAAAAAATAAGAATGCTGTATCTCCACCTAGTGTTTTCTTTTTAATTGGTGGTTTTTTCTTAGCTTGTTTAAATAATTCTTGAAAATACTTGTCGTGTCCAGGATTTTTCTTACGTACAACGCCTTTAAATGCGTAAAATGTTTCTGTTGTGCCACCTTTTAGTTGTACATTCCATGAAGATGCACGTACTGACCCCTCAATGTAGTATAATTTAGGGTCAAAACCCCAATCACGCAGGATAGTATCAAACTTATTTCTGTAATTAGGGTCTGTTCCTACGTGTGTTATCTCACCAAGACCAGTTTGTTCGTTTACTTCTAGTCCAGGTTGCCATCCTGATTTATAAAAATTATTACCCCACTCTTCAGGTATAGGTTTTTTATGTGTAATACTATCTCCTGTCAATATAAGTATACAGGAGAATAGTATTTACTGTGTTATTTAGATATTTGTTTTTTTGCGTATGTCTTTACCACAGCTAAAGCAGCACCACCACCTGCTAAAGCAGCAAGTTGCACAGTATCGGCATCTACAGATACCAATGGGGCAACGACTAACGCACCAAGAAATGCTTCAACGAAAGTCCAAAAAGTTCTTTCAAGCATATCTTTAAGTTCTTCACTCATTTTATAACTCCATGCATCATTCCAAGGAGTCCACCATAAGTCCTTCTTGAACTTACCCTCTTGGTTTCTTCTTCTATTATTTTTTTCAAATAAATCTGACACTATTGTATTACCCTTCCACTAAGTTTTGATTTAATTGTTAAAACATTTCCATTTATTTCCTGCAATTTATCATAAACTGTGGTAGCTAAAACTGTGTGGTCTTTACTTGCATTGTCTGTATCTTTATCTAACAATTTATTTATTGTTGTGTATTCAATACTGACTGGTTTACCTTGTAGTAATTGACCTGCCACTTTTGCATACATTTTTTTGTATGCCACAGTGCTGCTGCCGATAAACCCATCCTTAGAAACTTCTAAATCTTGTTGAGTTTCTCCAACAATTAAACAACCTGATGTATGTTCATCAGTGTTACCAGTGTGTATAAGAATATAGGTAAAGTTAGGCACATCTTGTATGTGTAACATACCATAGTGTGCGTTCTTGTATCTCTCTGAATACTTAGCATGAAAGCCACCTGTCTTTCTAAACTTTATATCGTATGTGCCTTCAGGTATGCAAGTTTCGTGCATAACTTTTACTGCTTGATACTGGTCTTCTAATGTGTAGCATTCAAAGATACCATCTATAAATAGCAACCCATTGGTTGCATCTGTACCAAACTGGGTTCTAACTACTGTTAGTTTCATCTAATCCACCTTCCTTGCAACAAGAACTTCCATTCTTACAGTTACATAACTGTACAAAAGAACCATCTTCTTTTTCTTTTACCATACACATAACTTTATATTATCACTTTATATGTTCTCTTTTATGATTTTTACCAATCTGTAAAACTTCATTAGCTATAGAGTTATAACATTTATCCATCTCTGCTGTAGTTCTATGATTGTTTTCTACTAATTCGTATTCTATGTTTTGACCTTTATCATCAACAATAAAATAAAAATTGTTATCGTGGTTCTCGTGTGGTGTATTACCTACCTTTACAACAACCTTTAGTATTTCTGATTTAATGCTTTCCATACCCTCACTGGTATAAACTTGCACTTCATATATTTCTGTCATATTTTCTCCTTGCTTATTAAATACCAAGCTAAATAGTTAATACCTACAAAAATTGTAAGTAGTAATAATACATCAAACATTAGCTTTTATTTCTTTTCTTATATACATTTC